AGCGATTGGCGATAGCGCAGTCGCGTCTGGAAATCGGGGATTAGCTTTTGGCTTCAGTTCTTTGGCAAGTGGTTTTAACGCAATATCAATTGGAAATGGCGAATCTAACAATAGCAACACAATCGCAATTGGTGGAAATAGTTTATCTTCTGGCGGACAATCTTTTGCTGATGGTCACAGTTCTGTTTCTACTGGCTTTTATTCTCACGCCACAACAAATTCTTATGCCTCTGGTTCAAATAGCTTTGCCGCAGGCATAGCTAACAATTCATCATCCTATGGTGCGACTGGTAATAATAGCATCGCAATAGGCAATCAGTGTAAAGCCACTGGAAATTATTCTATCAGTATAGGCCATTCTAACAATGTTTCTGGGGCTAATGGTGCTTCTGCTATAGGTCAAAGCTTAACAGTTGCGGGCGAAGGGGCATTTGCTGCTGGTCAAACTAGCATTGCAAGCGGCTCATACAGTCAAGCTATTGGTCATGGGGCAAATACTGCAAATATCCACGGAAAATTTGCCAAAGCAAATGGATACTTTAATAACTACGCTGATGCTCAATATGGTCAATTTGTTTTGCGTGGAAATACAACTGACGCAACAGCCAAAATCTTAACAACGAATAACAGTGCTGCCGCAGCAACTAATCAAATCATTTTACCTAACACTTCAGCTTATGCGTTTCACGGCACTATTGTGGGTCGCGAAGATGCTTCAGACGGAACAGATTGTTGTGCTTTTAAGGTAGAAGGCTTGATACGCAGGGAGGCCAATGCTGGAACAACTGTGTTGGTTAACTCTGCTACAACAGTTATTGACAATACTCCAAACTGGAGCATGGCATTGTCAGCAGACACAACAAATGGAGGTCTTGCTATCACAATGACAGGAGCAGCGTCTACCAATATTAGATTCGTTGCAACGATTCATACGTCTGAGGTTACATACAGTTAATAAGGAACAGACAATGGCTATTCAAAACAATATTGCAGAAAACAACAGCCAATACGGCATTGCATTTAACAACGCATACTACCGCATTGTCACGGCGGCAATTAGTCGGCAGCGGGGGTCAGAGCCAAAGTTTGAGGTGACGATTGATCTGTCAGCTTACGCAACGTCATCGCCCACAGATGACACTCGCGAGGTAGACTTCAAACGCTACCACGCAAACCTTGACGAAATTATTGCAGCAAGTGGCGACCAGTTTATTGACAAGTGCTATTCGTGGGTAATGGCACAAGCTGATATGTCAGGCTCGACAGCCGTTTAAGGAGTAGATAATGGCGTTAATAATAAACCATCAGACTAACGACATCTCAGCTACTTCTGGGTCAATGACCATCGATGGTTCGGCTGTTGGCGGTGGTGGTGGTGGTGGTGCATTTAATTTAATTAGCACAACCACAATTAGTTCAGCAGTAAGTTCTATAGAGTTTACTGGTCTTACGACTTATGCCAACTATTTCATGTTGTTAAGTGCAAGTATGAATTATAGCACACTTACAATGCGTTATGGAATTAACGGTACATATGACAGTGGTAATAATTACAAAAACACAACGAGTTCATCAGGCTCGGCACAGTTTGATGTAAACACGTCAGGCTATAGATATGGTGTTTCTGGAAATCTTTACATATATGACTTAGCTCGGACTTCTACTGGAAACTATCGCAGAGGCGGTTATTCGTTTTATGGACAAGCCTCTGGCAGTAGCAACAGTTATTTGCTTGAACATTATGGTGGGTATTGGGGGCAGCAAGGAAGTAATTGCATTGAGTTAACAGCCAGTTTTAACAACGGAACTGTTTCACTGTATGGGATATCTGAATAATGGCTAATTATAAAAGTGTGAATGGAGTTCTAACAGACTTAACTGAAGCTGAAACTACTGCGCTAAATGCTAGAGAAGCTGCTTGGGCTGTTGAAGAAAGCAATAGCGTTGCGTTGGATGTTCGGGATCAGCGTGACATTTTATTAGCTGAAACAGACTGGATGGCTTTGAGTGATGTTACTATGTCTGACGCAATGACCGCCTATCGTCAAGCCTTGCGTGACATCCCAGCACAAGCTGGCTTTCCTTCAAGCGTGACTTGGCCCGCTAAGCCGGAGTAAATGGATCCGGTTACAGGGATTGCTCTTGCCAGCACAGCATACAAAGCTATTTGCACTGCCTTTCAACATGGCAGAGAAATTGAGCAGATGGCTGGCGATCTCGGAAGATGGATGCAAGGCATCAATGCTGTCAAGGAAGGCCACTCTAAGGCAAAAGGCAGGCGCATTGGATCGGTAGAAGAAGAAGCATTAGAAACATTTGCAGCCATGAAGAAGGCAGAGCAGATGGAGAACGAGCTTCGTAACTTTATCACTGGTCAGTACGGCATGACCGCTTGGCAGCAAATAATAAAGATACAAGCAGACATCAGAGTTAAAAAGAAACAACAGCTGATTGAGGCAGCTAGGCGGCAAGAAGAAATATTTGAGTACATTCTTATTGGCGTGTCTGTGTTCGTAGCTGTTTTCGTAATAATGTGCGTTTTCTATTATGCATTAATGCAGTAGGTTAAGCCATGGATCAGAAAGATATACTTGATAGTGCAGCAATATTTGCAACGGTGGGTTCAGTGACAGACATTCTCCCTCCGGTTGCCGCTATTTTTACTATCGTATGGACTGCGCTTCGTATTTACGAGATGGATACAGTGCAACGCTGGTTAAAGAAATGTTCAAAGCGTTAGTCATGGCATGCCTTGTCAGCAATTTAGATCAATGCATTGAATTTGAAAACGCACGCCATCCTCTCGCTACATATGAATCCTGCAAAGCACGCGCCATGGAAATGGCTAACGATATAAACCGAATGACACAGTACAAAGCAATTGCTTGGAAATGTCTGCCTATGAAACAGGGTACATTGACATGATTGCAATCATTAATGCAGTTGCCTCTCTTGCTGGCACATGGATGGAAGGCAAGGTCGAGACACAGAAAGCCAAGGTCGAGGTAGCCAAGCGTGTCGCTGCTGGTGAACAGGAGTGGAACCAGACAATGGCATCTGCTTCTGCATCATCTTGGAAAGATGAATGGCTTACAATTTTGGTAAGCATCCCCCTTATATTAGCATTCACAGGGCATGAAGACATCGTGCAGCGCGGCTTTGATGCGTTGCAGTCAATGCCTGACTTCTACAAAACAGCCGTTGGTGTTGTGTTTGCCGCCAGCTTTGGCGTTCAACAGCTAACAAAGATGTTTAAAAAATGATTGTCCTTTCCGAACTGACCGACCTGATTGCAAAGCATGAGGGGAAAATGCTGACGATGTATACCGACACAGTTGGTGTACCTACGATTGGCTATGGTCACAATTTGCATGAGCCAATCTCTGAGCATGCAGCCAAGGTTATTCTGGCTGATGATGTGCGGATTGCTGTGCAAGAACTTGATGATCGAATGGATTGGTGGCGCGACCTGCCTGACAATGCACAGCTAGTGCTGGCATCGATGGTGTTTAACCTTGGTTGGCCTCGTTTCTCTCGCTTCAAAAAGTTTATCGCCGCCCTCGAAGACCGTGACTATATCCGCGCAGCCGCGGAGATGGAGGATAGTCTGTGGTTTCAGCAAATCAAAACGCGCGGGGCTGAATTAAAAAACCTAATGTTGGAATGTGATGACAATCACCAATGAACAGAAACAGCAAGCACAAGATCTCCTTAAAAAACATGGCACGCTAAAAGAAGCATCAGAAGTTAGCGGCATACCACCTGCGACACTCCATCGTTGGTATCAAAGAGCTAAGTCTGACTTTGCTGAAAGCAGATACAACATTCCAGAGATGCCAGAAGATGACATCCCTGTTGATGAGATCGTTGAGCATCTGCACACACGCTTTCGTAAACGCAAGACCCATCGTGAAGCAAAGAAATGGATACCGATTGAGATGAAGTCGGACGAACCCATCGGCTTGCTATGGATGGGTGATCCTCACATCGATGACAACTATTGTGACTGGGATAATCTGCGCGAGCATCTGCGTATAATCAACGAGTATGACGGTGTGTATGGGTGCAACCTAGGGGACTACCAGAATAACTGGGTTGGCCGTCTGGGGCGCATATACGGCGAACAGGACACCTCTCACAAAACAGCATGGAAGCTAGTCGAGTGGCTAATCAATGAGATGAATCCGCTTATTCTCATTGGCGGCAATCATGATATGTGGTCTGGTGCCGGAGATCCCCTTAAATGGATGCAACGCCCGCACTCTGTCCTTGAGGATTGGGAGGCTAGGGTCGAACTTAAATTCCCTAACGGCAGAGACTGCCGCATCCATGCAGCGCACGATATGCCTGGTCACAGTCAATGGAATAGCCTTCATGCTCAGAACAAAATGGCGCGGTTCAAAGGTAACGCTTCGCTCTATATAAGCGGCCACAGGCACAACTGGGCTTTGGGTCAGATCGAACTCGTAGAGCAGGAAACCACAGCGTGGCTTGCCAGAGCGAGAGGCTACAAATTCCATGACACATATGCGTTCGTTAAAGGTTTTGAGCAACAGCGTTTTGGGCAGGCAATCATGCAGGTCATTGATCCGCATAACCCTAACCCTGTCTCATGGGTGCAATGCTTTGCTGATCCTCTGGAGGGGGCAGAGTATCTGCAATACCGGCGACAGCTTCGCAAGTAACAGCAGCATAGCCAGCGATATCCACGAATGAATCATCGTGGTCGCTGTGCTTTAACCTAGCAATCTTCAACAACGTCATCATCATGCCGACATCTTTAACTGTGAACGGCACTTCTTTATAGGCAGACCACAGGGCTGCGATGTTGTTGAAGTTATCAAGCGGTGTGCCGTAGTTCTCACCACGGCTGCGGGTTGCATTGAATGCATCCTCAAGCAAGTCTGATCTGTTCATTATTTTTCCTTTGAGAATTTTTCGTATTCACCAAGCGATGACCAGCCACCTTCTAATTCAGTGGCGCGTGCGTAATAGATACCAACATCATCATCAGCAACATCATCTGCAAATGCATCTGCCGGCAGGTTGCTCTCTTTCGGAGCAAAGAACTTGCGGCGTTCAGCATCATCATAACCATTGACACTAGACCAGCATCTATTTTCTGGGTTGCGTGCCTGATATGTGCCGTGATTGCTGCCTGTTCTGCGGAATAGAGCCATTTATTAAACCTTTCACTGTGTCAGGATTGTGTCAAAATGCTTTTATGCATTAGGTTAAAAGATGATAAAAAGCGTAAAGCCTGCATAAATGCAGATGCACAGCCAAACCAAATAGCTGCGTAACATATTGATAAATAAGGAGAGAATGGTGCTGCCAGCGTGATTCGAACACGCGACCTCACCCTTACCAAGGGGCAGTACACTGTTTATAACTACCGGATTTCTTTGACGTTTTCTCATTCTAACCTCATCAGTGTGTCACGAATGTGTTCATCTGAAACAGAAGCGTATCGAAGCACCATCCGTTCAGATGCCCAACCCCCTAGTTTCATTAGACTTGGGATCGATGCGCCCTTCATTACAAGCTGGCTTGCCCAATGATGCCGCCAGTCATGGATGGTAAAGTCTGATATGCCTGCTTTTTTGCAGGCTCTGATATGCAATCCTTTAACGCTATCGCCATGTGAGTATGGCTCTCCGTTCTTGTTAGTGAATATGTATTCATGGTTATGTCGGCTGGATAGCATAGCCTGTTTGGTGCGTGGGTGTATCGGTACAATTCTGCGTTTACCTGATTTAGATTTATCTATGATGATGGTGTCCATATCGAAGTTGACATGCTGCCATTTAAGATAGAGTGCTTCCGATTTGCGGAAACCTTGATAGCAAAGTGTAATAAAGAATGGCTTAATAAATTCTGGGTATGCATCTAATAGTTTTTCTTGCTGCTCTTTATTAAGGAACCGGATGCGATCGTTTGCATCTTGCAGCTTGGGTATCTGGAGAGGCGCAGATACATGGTTTGCTATGGCGACCAGCGTTGCTCTGACGCGATTGATATGTGATGGTTTACAATTACCAAGACTGGTGCGAACAAATTTATTCCATGCATCTGCATTGATCTCCGATATCGGGGTTGATTTGAAATGGCCGACCAGTGTTTTAATATTGTACCAGTCGGTCATACTTTTGTTGTTGAACCATAGACCTGCGGCTTCTGACAATGGCATCAAAGTTACCTTGCCTTGCATGTCGTTAAGGATACGTTGCTCTATTAATCGGCAGACATCATCGGCCGCGCCCTTTCGGGTTTGTCCGGTAGATTGCCTGACCCTGATAGATTGCCCTGCAAACGATACGCTCCCACTAATGTGGTAGTATTTTCCACGTTTGTATGTGCGTAACATTGCGTTAAGCTATCCTTTAGGTTCTGCAATTGCTGCTCGTCCATCGAGCAGGAATTGCCAATACGCATAAACTCAAGGTTGTTGTCTTTGATATGCTTCTTGAGCGTGCGCGTATTGATGCCAAACATTTCACTGATTGAATCAAAATGGTATATCATCTGCAACAATTGTTTGTTGTGGACGAGGTGCTTGAGCAGGCGCAGCGTGACCATTCGATGCCATCTTGGCTTCACGTTTGAGTGACAGGAACTTAACACCCTTGTCAGACTCAGAACGCCATGCAGCTAGGCGCATGTCGCCATCCATCGGGCCAGAGTAGGCTGGCTGCTTGTTGTCTTCGGTTGCATCTTCATTAAGATACAGCACACCAGCACGCTGATAGACAACGAACACATCACGGCCTTGCTTGTCAGTGTCAGTGACAAGTGCTAGCCCCTTCTTGCCTTCGCCATCTATGTCGATGCTGCCGGTCAACAACAGGCGTTGCTGCTCCATTGGGGGGAACACAGCCCCCCTGTTGGTGTTGTCATATTCCAATTAGAATTCTCCTACGGTTACGTTATTGTTAGGCGTGATAGTTTGCACCGGACGCTTTGGTGCAACGGAAGCAGCATTGCCATCATCATCTTCTGACGGCAGACCAAACGCAGCTTGCAAGCCATAGCGTTTGGCATAGGTAATGCCACTGCCCATCTTCTGTGGATCGGTAGGATCTTTAGAACGGATGGGTGTTCTGGACTCACGGCTCTCGCCGGATGGTGCATGCATCAGCACAGTGCGGATGAATGTCATGCCGGTTTCGCCATGGAATTCGAAGTCAACTTCTTGCGTGAAGCACAGCCCGAACTTGGTGGCCTGTGTTGCAGCTTCTATGACAGCTTCGAGGGTGGCATAGTTGCTTTTGAAGTGTGGGTTCTTGCCATCTTTCTTGGCAACAACGGACATTTTTTGAAACTCAAGCAATGCTTCTGCTAGGTTCTTCGGCTGCTTGTCAGTCATCTGTACCTCCTGTGACTGTGATGCGGCATGCGCCGCGCTTGTCACGCTTAATGGCAAGGATGTCACAGAAGACTTCCCTCTCATCATCAGCGATCATGGAACGTAATTCTTTCTTGATCACATCATGCTTCTTGGCTTCTGGCATGGACATGCAGTAGTCGTAGGCTAGTGATGTGAACTGATTATCTTTGCTGGCATCTCTGATCTTGAGGCCATCGATCTTGATAGCAGACCAGTCAACACGCACAGCATTGGTGTTGGTCGGCTCTGTGTCATCGACAACGTGCTGCCAGAAGGCTGCAGTTAGATCTACGATCTCGCTTAGATATGCAGTTGATCGATCAATCTGTGCATGGTCATAGTCATTGCCAAAGATGACAGACAGATGCGCCTTGTTCATATTGGACAGGTGCATATATAGCTGGATCTGTGGCATGTATGACTCGATCATGTCAGCCATGCGGCGGTTGCTGCTTGTGTGTTTGCATTCGAGCAAATACGTTTGGCCTTGTTCATCATAAACAAGTGCATCAACCGTACCCTTGAATGGTACGCCGCGCAGCGTTTGCTCAAACTCAGATTGCTGCGCCATGACGGTATGCCCTGTGTCACGGCAGAACCAATCTATGTTGAACTGTTCTGTCTGCGTGCCAAGGTTGACCTTGAAGATGTGGCTTAGATCATCGGGCTGCTTGCGACCTGTCTTGACCAGCCATAGGTCATGCCAGTCGCCGCGCATGATCGAGTACAAATCTGACCCGCCAATAAATCCCTGCCTATTCATTGCATGTCACCATACGGAAGGATTCCTATGTCCTTCATATATCCATGGTCTTTAAGCTCTATGATAAGCTCATCAACATAGCCACATATGCCGTTGGCTGTATGGTCGTTGTCAAAATCAAGATCAGATTCAATTGAAGAATCATTTTGCAATCTATGAAGCAAGTTTAATGCAATGAACTTGACTTGATTTTGTGTGTACACACGAACTGATTTATCTTTAGACATAATACCTCCTGTATTTATACTGCATTATTGCACAACTACCTACCATTAACAATGCATTTATGCAGCTTATCGCACAATAATTTACGCGTTCTGTAGATAGGTGACATATGTTTGTAGAACTCTGCAAAGCTAGGCCAGAACGTGGCAGTCTTGGTCACTTCTTTGAATGCATAGATAACAATGTCGGCTGGATATTCCGACAACTCAGCTGCCAATGCTTTGGTCTTGGTTGTCATCATCTTTGCCGTCAGTGTATTGGGCAGAACAATCAGCGTTGCAAGCATGGCAATCCGCTGCTCGATATTTGTGGTCGGCAGCGGAACCATGCTTGTCAACACTTGGTTATAGGCTTGACGCAATGAGTCCGGGTCAGCGTCAGTGATCTTGAAGCCAACGGTATTGAAGTCATGGTCATGTATTTTTTCAACCGATGGAATCAAGGTACTCACTGAATCGATCACTCTGGTCGTAACCTCGATGGGGCTGGCTGCTTGCTCTAGCCTTGCTAGTGCCTTGTCTCGCTGACATGCCTTTAATCCTGCGACACCAACCACGATAGGCAAGGTTGAAATCTTTGAAGCTGTTGCCTTTGGATTGATGGTAGTCACGGAACTGATTTGTTTCATACTCATGGTCAATGGCCTCCTGCCCATTGGTCAGGCGTGCAGCATTGATGTCGTCAATAACTTTGGCAGATGGTTGCCAGTCATTTGGAACTTGCATCTTGCTTGCCCTCTTAGGTGTTATATAGGTTCTTGATAGGTTACTGCCCCACTCTGGGGCAGCGGATGCCCCACTCTGGGGCAACAGCAACCTGTATCTGGTGGATGTGAATGGCTGATGGATGCGCTCGATGAAGCCTAGCTCGATGAGCAATGCCAACTTGCGTGACACTGTGCCTGTTCCCATGCCGGTAACTTTGGATAGTGTCTCGATGCTTGGCCAGCATATAGCTTCGTCATTGGCATAGTCTGCCAGCGTGACAAGCATCCACTTAGCAAGCGCATCTTTAATCTCGGCCTTCATTGCCGCTGCCATTATAACAAACATTATGATTTAGTTTCTTTGGTGCGGAAGAAGCCGTCATGCTTCGGATGCAGGTGCATGAAGTAGCGTGCGTAATAAGCACGATGATTATTGCTGAGTTTAAACTCACGCTCACATTTGGTTTCGATGTCAGTGTGCCAACGGATACGCTCGAACACTGAGTTAATCGAATAGTTATTGTAACCACGATTGATTACATCAAATGTAAACTGCTCGACCAAATCGTAAACATGCGGGTTGTTCTTATGAAACTCCCACCATTTATATTTAAGACTGTCAGACATAGATCCTCCTTTCCACTGCATAAATGCAGTAGATCATATAGTGTTGACACGATCAAGTGATTTAATGCATGATGGTTTTGTAGCCACTCTGACGGCTACGAAACCATGACAACTCCCTGTCGTAAGAAGATCGGCTGGCTATTACCTCCTAGCTAGCCAGCCGATTATCTTCGTTGCGATAGGGTTGCTGATTTCAATACAGATAAAGTTCGGGCCACTCTTTTGCTTCAACAAATAGATATCTGCCGGCTGTTCTTTATGTGTCTTGGTTAGAAAGCTGAATCCACGACCGGCTGATTGGTACTTGGATTCAGCTATTAGAACTCCGGCTTTGGTTTCGATGCGGATGTCTCCACCAAACTCGCCACCCAATTGTCCTGAGAGAGGCTGCCTTTTCGCTTTGGCCCCGCGTTCTTCAAGCCAGTTGACCCACCACTTCTCATGGTAGTTGCCTTTATTGCGTTGAGATGTTGCCATCGTTGCTCCTCATGGCACGACAAACAGACGATAACTTTGTTGCCATATACAACGAACCATGTAGTGACATCACCACATGCTGCGCACTCACATGCGTTACCGATCTTGTCGTAAGTTGATTTCGATTTGCGCGCCAAGTGCATCCATCCAACAGATTAAAAGGAAGTTACTTGGCACACGCTTATATTGTTCCCACTTGTGAACAAGAGACGAGGCGCAGCCGATGCGATCAGCTAGTTCTTCTTGTGACCAGCCACGCTCATGACGTAGAGACACTAAGCCTGTGACTAACTGGTGCCAGTTGTCACTAATCGCTTTGGGTTTGCTGTAATGCGTGAATTCTGATCGCATCCAGTACCTTTTTTGCAGTAGCCAAACGCAAATCTCCACCGTTTAGAGTCCGGTAGTATGTGCTAGTAGGTACGCCAGCTAATCTAAATGCTTGTAATACCTGCATGTTTGCTAAAACTGCTGCTGCTTTTAGCTGTTCCATATAACTCAACATGCGACTAACATACTGCATTAATGCATGCTTGCGCAAGTAGCTGCGTAATGCAATACTGCATTAAGCTCTGATGACGGTTGATGTTTCATGCTGTATTAATACAGTAGGAGGTATCGATGAAATGGAAGACTACGAAGCTAAAGCAATCCGTGTATGGATGAGATCGATTATGCAGACACGCGAATGGTCAGCTAATAAGTGGGCAACCATGGCGGGTACAAGCCCGACCAACATAACAAGATTCCTGAACGGTGGTAAGTTTGTGCCATCGTCCAAGACAATAGGGAAGTTAAGTTACATTGCGGGTTCAGCACCTTCACTATCACAAAACGCAACGTTGGATGCGGCCTCAAGAACGATCGTGCTGAAGGATCATCTTGAAAAAGATGTAGGGCAGGTGACAGTGTATAATTTAACTGGTGATATAGTCGCGTATAGATTTGATAGACAATCAAGAACGCATGGCGTTGACATTGGTGACATCATTGTTATTCGCAAGCAAAAGAAATTTGACACAGGTAATACTGTTCTATTCATCGCTGATGAAGGCTTGGAATTAGGCAAGAAGCTTGAAGGTCAGAACGCTGTGTTCCAGATAATAAAGAACCGCACAGTCAGGCTTGCTGATGTGCGGGTCATTGGTAGGGTGGTTCAGATTGTTAAGAACCTAGACGATTAACTTAAACGCCAGACACGATAGCCTTCTTTAAGTTTGCGCATCGTGTAATCTATCTTGCGATAACGCATGTGATCTCGAAAGCGTAACGCTTCTATTTCTGTTTCAAACAGCACGCTATCACCGGCTTCCATTTGCTCAACGACATGAGATAAGCGGGGCGGTATAGGTATGTGCTTTTCAATAAACATTACACGCCCCGCAAGATTGTAGCCCATGCTTCATGTATCTTGTCGCTGTCATTATCTTTGTGACGAGCGTACTGCGATACGATTGGGCCAATGGTTGCGCAAGCCTGCGCCCAAGTCATCTTGTCAGGATGGCTTGGTGCAGTGCGACTATCAAACTCAAAGACATTTACGCCGTCACCGGCGTGTGTCTGAGTGAAGATATCATCAAATCGCTGTGGCATATTTGATCTCCTTGTCTAGCATTGTCTGCTCTTGATCGATGGCATCCTCGATGCTATCAGCATGGACTTCCTCCCATGCTGATACAGCGCGTGCTTCAAAGCGATCACGATTGAAGTTGGGATTGGTTGGGCGCAGCTTGTCAGCTAGGTCACAAGCCTGCGTTGGATGGGTCATGAGTGGGCCGAACACATCAGCAATAAACTCGAAGTGTTGACGCGTGAAACGTGGTGCTTTGTTAGCCATATGTAACCTCCTATTACTGGCAGTGATCGCAATCCTCTGGAACAACATCGACCATGCCGAAGCCGCCAAAGGTTGCTGGTGAATCCCAACTGCGCACATATACAAAGCCTCTGTCTTTGCATTTGTTGCAGTTATAATCCTGCATTAACGCAGGTTGGATGTCGTGTTTATTAAGGCTTTCCATTGAGTGTATAACCTTTCACATTTAATAATACTGCATTAGTGCATTACTGCAAACAAATTATATAGCCTTTTGTGTGATCGATGGTGCTTCGTGATGCTTCCACACAAATGGCCGATAGTCTTCGAGGTAGCCATCAGGTGATGGCATGCCGAAAGACTTAGAGAATTGCAGCATCATCTGCAGTTGGAAACGATTACCGATCATTCGGATGTCATCGATTATGGTAGCCAATTTGGTGCTGACATTTGTGCTGTCACCATCAGGTGTGCCGCCAAGGATGAGGCCACGCCCAGCCAGTGGCATGGGGTAGTTGGCGTGCATCCAGAAGTATTGATCGTCAACATACAATCCTTCGTCATCGATGTAGACATGATCGTCAACGTAATCGTAATCATCTGTGTGATACAGACGGACGACATCAAACGCGCGGCCAGTGCCGATGTGTGACATGATTGTTTTATAATCACCGTTATAATTTGTAGCAGTGATCAGTTGGGTGGATGGATCTACGATATAGGCTTTCATTTCTTGCTCCTTACATAGCTATCGATGGCATCAATCGTTAATAGAATGAAGCCGGTGAACCCCACGATGAGTGAGAGAATTGTCAAAAATAAAATAAGATTCGCCAATGATGTCTCCATGAAAATGGTCGCGGAACGACATGATTTGGAGGGGAGTTGGCACCCCAACAAGCATAAGAAAAGGGGCAGTCAGACAGGAGGGAGATGGCCTGTTCTGACTGCCCCTTCTGGGGAGAGTGGTTAGCCAGCCCCGAAGGGCTGGCCGCAGCCGTTAGGCTGCGTACTTGGCACGCAATGCAGCCTTTCTGTCTGCAGATAATTCCTGCTTTGGTGCAGCTTTCCTGTCTTGGTATGTGTCACCGGTGCAATCCTTGAATGCACCTTTGTTGGCATCGATGAACTGCTGAAGCATCTCGATCTCAACTTCTAGGTTGGTGATGCGTTCATCGCAACGGTCTAGTGCGATATCGTCATAGTGCATTGAGCCACGGACTGCACCGTACTTGGCACAGATAACGAGTGCGCCGTCAGCAGTCAGTTGATCTGCACTTGAGAGTTGAACTGCATCATCGTGTAAAACTAGCAGATCTTTTTCCTTCTGAGTGATGAGCCAGCTAGCTTGCTCTACACTCTTACGGATGAGATTTTGTGTGAGATAGATAGAACCTTTGTGGTTAGCCATCTGTGGGAAGACCGAGTTGTAAGCTGCGGTGAACTGATTGGTTTTCTTGCTCATGAGAACCTCCTGTTGAGCTAGAGGGGATAAGCCCCCTCGGTAAGAATGGTCAGGGGATGTTGCTGCATTGCAGGGGTCAACGTCTTCTCGGGACGAGCGAAGCGAGGAATTGAGCGGAAGATCGATTGAAAGGCGCAAAGCATAAAGCGCAGCGAAGCTGCACAGCTATGCGCCTGTCCACTGCAATGCAGTGACATACACGGATCATCCGAGGGGGTGTTCACCTATAGAGCAATAGGCTGGGGCGAGTGACAAGACTGCCAAGCAGCGAGGCGGGGCTTGCAACTTGGGCTTGCCGCAGATGCTAGACGCAAACTGTGAGTGCTTTGTGAGAGCTTTGTGCGTTGACGCGTGTGTGCCAAGTGATCGATAAAGGGGGGGACACAGGGGGGGTTACTGAGAGGTTAAGATGAGTGAGAAACAGCTAGCAATAACCGACAAACAAGCTCGGCTAGTGGATACCCTTGTAGCAACTGGGTGTAGTATCAAAGACGCCGCGCATGAAGCCGGTTATGCAAGCGGTGATAGCGGGAGAGTGACAGCCAGCAAGACTTTGCGGTTGCCGCATGTGCAAGCCTACATGATGCAGAGGGTTGCGGAAACGCTTGGCCTGAACGCTACGACCGCCGCGGCGCGCTTGGTGCGCCTCGCTCAAGGGGCTAAGAGTGAGTATGTGCAGCTGGAAGCGAGCAAGGATATCCTTGACCGCGCTGGCTTCAAAGCCCCTGAGCGACACATGCACCTTCACGCGGGCGACATCTCTGTGCAAATCGATCTGAGTTGAGGGGGGGGTCAAAAAACGGTGTGTGCCGCCTCGACCCCGCCCTTCACTGAGGAAATTTGCCAAAAGGCTTTGTAGCACTTGTGCAGCGTTGTAGCCGCGATGTACAATCCTTTTATGCGTTTAATACTTGCTTTAGCTTTGATTCCGTTTGCTGCTTCAGCTTCTTGCCTTGATGATCTCAAGGCCGATGGTTGGCGTGTAGAAGCTGCGCAATCTCCTAGCGGTGTTTGCAGTATTGATGAGCCGGTAAGGTTATACGCAACCGACACAACAGTCTTCGAGCCATCTATATTGCTATCTTGTTCAACAGCAAAAGATGCTGGCATTTGGGCAAAAAATATTTCAGCCCAGAAGGTTCGTCATGTGGGTGGGTACAACTGCCGCAAGCAGCGCAATAGCTTCTTTCGCAGCCAGCACAGTTATGGTGCAGCTATAGATGTAACGCATATTGATGGCGTGCCTATAAGCAAGCAATGGCGTGCTGCGTATAAGGAAGGCTGCAAAGTGTTTAACACTGTATTAACGCCTGACCATGATGCATTACATGCTGACCATTTGCATATGGACAATGGTTGGGGTTTTAGTTGTTTGTTTGATTTTGTGCGTTGATGCAATAGCCATATGCAGCACATATTGGCAGCATGGCTAGTACAGGATCAATGATCGCAGGTGAGGCGGGTGTAACGCCAACCTTTGACGATATTCTTAAAGACCTTCCCATGCACCAGAACTTCTATCTGCGTGGCGTGTTCAATGCTTTATTGCCTACATTCATGAACCCGCTAGAGCGTGAGATCAACGAGCGTTCTGTTAATGGCGAAACTGTTGAGGCATTGCGCATGTTGGTCAATACAATATTTCCAGATATTGACAATATGCCTGATGGCCCTGTTGGTCGCATTGATTACAAAACAATCAATGACAGGTTTGGTCTTGATAATATTTTTCGTGGCAGCAACTTCAATGTCGGTTCTTTTGAAGAACAGATAAAAATGTCACTTGGCAATTTTGGTGTTGTTAAGATAGACGGAAGGCCAGTCATTACTGACAAGTTTGATTTCCCTACTGTTGGCAACTGGAAAGAGTTTAACGAAGTTCAAACTCCGTCTGATTACATGCAAGCCATGCAGGATATGCCTGACAAGCAAATGTACTTTGGTGCGCGGTTTGTAGGTGAGCGCATCATGGGTGATGATCAGGATGACAACCTCAATGTAAACATTCGCATACCAGAACAGCCAATGGTCATTGATGTTGATTATGATGATGACCCGCCAGCGGGTGCGCAAGATATGGTGCTGCGTGGCCCTATGACTAACAAGCGCAAGTCTATCTGGGATAGCTTCACAAGCATGCTTGGCGAGGCTGCAACGCAGCTTAATCCTATTTCACAAGCTAACGCAATGTTGCTTGATACCAACACTTCTGAAGAAGCCATCCAATCTGTAGCCATAGGTTTGTTACAAGAGCCAAGTGAAGATGGTGATAGCTTCAATAGAGGAATTACTGAGGCTGGAATTGCTAAAGAGCGTCTTATGAGAGAAACGCGAGTTTTACCAAAATAGGAATATATTAATGGCAAAGACACCAGCATGGACACGCAAAGAAGGCAAGAACCCCAGCGGTGGTCTCAACGCCAAAGGTCGCGCCTCTTACAAAGGCGGCACTCTCAAAGCACCAGTCAAGTCAGGCGACAACCCTCGCCGCGCCAGCTTCCTGCAGCGCATGGGCGCAGCAAAGGGGCCAGAGCGTGACAGCAAGGGCAAGCCTACAAGATTATTAAAGTCGTTAATTGCTTGGGGTGCATCCTCAAAGTCTGAAGCTGTAAGCAAAGGCAAAGCAATTAGTAAGCGCAATGCAGCAAAGAAGGATACAGCATGAAGTATAAGTTAGGTGATGGCTCAATCTATGAGGGTGCAGTGTCTGCGCTGCCGGATGGCAGGCTCAAGACTGGTGCAACACTAACGGCTGACAGTGTTCGCTGCTGGCCTATTGAAGATCACCAGATCGAGCGTGCGCGTGATGATCGTGGCTCATTCAAAGCTGACGATCCTGCAACACCTGAGATCAATGAAGCCTTCAGTGCAAAGCAGCCTGCAAAGAAAAGAGTTAGGTTGAAATCATGACAAAGAAAAAAGGTTTGTACGACAACATAAATGCCCGCAAGAAAGCTGGCACATCACGTTCAAAAGCAAACAGCACTGTGTCGGCCAAGTCTTATTCCGCAATGAAAAAAGGCTTCAAAAAGAAATGAGCTTTCTTCACACCCTCAAGAAAGAGGAGCGTGATATCCTGCGCCGTGTAGTACGCAAGGTACACATGCACCACCATCCGAATGAATTCCAGACCGACTACGAGGCTGACAAGATTATCTCTGTGATTGCACCAGAGGTTGTTGCTCAGATGATCAAGCGCGGCAAGGATCTAAAGGTTGACCAAATTTAAATACAAACCAGACGGAGATGTACTGAAGGCTTTCATGAAGTCTGATGTATTCTTTCGTGGCCTGCGTGGCCCTGTCGGTTCGGGCAAGTCTGTTGGTTGCTGCGTTGAAGTCTTTCGCCGCGCACTGCAGCAAGAGCCTAATGCAGATGGTGTCAGGCGCAGCCGCTGGGCTGTTATCCGTAACACCAACCCGCAGCTTAAAACCACAACTATTAAGACTTGGCTTGACTGGTTTCCAGAAGAACAGTGGGGCAAGTTCTCTTGGGTTGTACCGTATACACACCACATCAAAGTCAATGATTTAGATCTTGAGGTTCTGTTCTTAGCATTAGACAGGCCAGAAGATGTCAAGAAACTATTGTCATTGGAGTTGACCGGCATCTGGGTCAACGAAGCACGCGAGATTCCAAAGTCTATCATCGATGCCTGCACCATGCGTGTTGGTCGTTTTCCTTCTATGAAGGATGGCGGCTGCACATGGACTGGCGTTATCTGTGATACTAACGCGCCGGAGGAAGATCATTGGTGGCCTATAATGTCGGGCGAGGTTCCTATTCCAGATCATATTGGACGAGAAGAAGCAAGGATGCTGGTAAAGCCAAACAACTGGGAATTCTTTACGCAACCAGCCGGAATGCGCGAGGAGAAGAACGAAGAAGGCGAAGTCGCCGGTTACGTTCCAAACGAACTCGCAGAGAACTGCGCCAACATGCGGAAGGACTATTATCCCAACATCGTGCAGGGCAAGACCAAAAGCTGGATCGATGTGTATGTGATGAACAAGCTAGGCAGCATAAAAGACGGCAAGCCTGTCTATGCGATGTTTGCCCCTGACATTCACATAGCAAAAGAAGAAATACCTGTGGCTGCTGGTGTGCCTGTTCATATCGGCGTTGACTTTGGTTTAACGCCTGCTGCTGCCATAGGGCAGAAGATCAGAGGCAGATGGCTAGTGCTGCAGGAACTGGTAGCGTTTGACATGGGCATTGTTAGATTTACCGAGGTACTGCGGCATGAGATAGCTACACGCTATGCAGGCAATGAAGTGATTATCTTTGGTGATCCTGCTGGTGATTTTCGCGCACAGACTGATGAGTCTACGCCGTTTCAGATCTTGCGTGGTGGCGGTCTATATGCAAGGCCAGCACCATCGAATGATGTGTCGCTGCGCTTAGAGTCTGTGTCTGCGCCGTTAGGTAGAATGATCGAGGGGCTATCTGGATTCCTGATTGATCCCCGCTGCCGCACGCTGATTAAAGGCTTTGAAGGTGGGTATCAGTATAGGCGAATGCAGGTGTCTGGTGAGCGTTATGCTGACAAGCCAGACAAGAACCATTTCTCGCATGTGCATGACGCATTGCAGTATCTGATGCTGGGTGCAGGCGAGGGTAGGCAGATCATGTCTAACCTTTCAATGCAAACCAAACCTTTCCAAGCAACCAGAGAGTTTGATGTGTTTAGCCGCAAGCCAAAGCCACGCCGTCAGGGTCTGTGGTCGAGGATGTAGTTTTGTGCGTTGATCTGCATTTATGCAGGGTGTACTGAAAAACTAGAAGGAGTTTTATTATGTGTTTATTTAGCAACAACCCACCTGCAGTTTCAGCAGATGAAAAAATTGCACAAGAAAATCAGCAAGAAACCGAGCAACTTAAAATGTCGCAAAACAAGGCAAAGCAGTTAGAACAAACTGCAAAGTCCAAGAAGATTGGTGGCGGTGCTTCTCGTAAGTCATTGCTAACAGGAAGCAAGGGCGGTCTTGGTTATTATGACGCGACTTTATAATGCACGAAAAGTCAGCCAATCTTCTGCTTGAACGATATGACCGCGCTAAAAATGCGCGTCTAAACTTTGAGCCATTGTTCGAGGAGTGCTATGAATATGCACTTCCTATGCGGCAATCATTCTTTCATGAGGTTGCTGGACAGCGGCGTGATGACAAGATCTTTGATGAGTCTGCTGTTGTTGGCACGCAAGAGTTTGCATCTCGGCTGCAGGCTGGCCTTGTGCCTAACTTTGCACGTTGGGCTGACTTTATTGCTGGTTCTGAAATACCACCAGAGCAACAGGATGAAGTTAATAACCAGCTTGATGAGGTGACTGATTATGTTTTCGAGGTTATCCAGAACTCTAACTTCGGTCAGGAAATCCATGAAAGCTTTATGGACTTGGCTGTGGGAACAGGCGTGTTACTGGTTGAAGAAGGTAACGCAATCAATCCTGTTCGTTTCAATGCAATCCCTTTACCAAGTGTCTATCTGGATACTGGCCCTGACGACCAGATTGACCACATCTATCGGTCACGCGACATCAAGAATGCTTCAATTCCAATTGCGTATCCAAAGGCTGTGCTTGGAGAAAAGACGCTAAGAGCAATCAGCACGCAGCCAGAAGCAAAGACAAAGATCCTTGAGGTTATCTGTAAGAACTACGACAACCCCAATGAGGATCGGTTTGACTTCTATGTTGTCAATGAGCCTGACAAAGAGATTATCTATTACGAGCAGTTCCGTGGCACTGGCTCTAATCCGTTTGTTTGTTTCCGCTGGTCAAAAGCATCTGGTGAAATCTACGGACGCGGCCCACTGATCAATGCTCTATCTGCAATCAAGACTACCAACCTGACAATCGAGTTGGTGTTAGAAAATGCGCAGATGGCTATCTCCGGCATCTATCAGATGGATGATGATGGCATCATTAACACAGATACTATCAACCTAGTCCCTGGCACCATCATTCCAAAAGCTATGGGTTCTTCCGGTTTGCAGCCTATCCAGAACGCAGGAAACTTTGATGTGGCTAACATTGTTTTGAATGACATGCGCAACAATATCAAGCGTGCGCTTTATAATGATATGTTAGGCGACCCTAACAAAACGCCAGCATCTGCAACTGAGATTGCAGAACGCATGGCTGACCTATCAAGACGCATTGGTTCTGCCTTTGGGAGATTGCAGGCAGAGATGGTGCAGCCTGTGCTGCAGCGCGTTGTGTATATTCTAAAGAAGCAGGGTCGGATCGAACTGCCTTCTATTAATGGCCGTGAGGTCAAGATCCGTTCTGTGTCACCGCTTGCGCAGGCACAGGCCAACCAAGATATCTCAGCCGTATCTCGGTATCTCCAGCTTGTAGGCAGTAGCTTCGGGCCAGAGGTGTTAAATATTCTGATCAACTCAGAAGACGTTGCGGTATATCTTGCCAAGAAGTTTGGTGTTCCTGACACGCTAGTCAGGGATAAGGTTGAGCGTGAGCAGCTATTACAAGCTGCACAGCAATATGCGCAGGCTCAACAACAAGGTGAAGTACCTGATGTCGAAAACCTACTTCGGGGTTGATGGGTTTCAACGCCCACCAGCCGAAGACCAGCGTATCTCCAAAGACATAGATAGTGTTTTCAAAACCCCCACAGGCAAGGAGGTTTTGAAATACTTGCGCTCGATCACTATTGAATCCGTTCAAGGGCCGAATGCAAGTGATGCCGAACTGCGCCATCTTGAAGGGCAGCGGTATTTAGTTGGCGTTATTGAACGCCGTATTTCACATGCACAAAGGATAAAGCAAAATGGATGAAGCAGATAATGTAGAGGTGGCTGTTGCTACTGAAGCACCTGTTGACGGTAGCCAATCTGGAACCGTGGATAGGCCAGAATGGTTGCCGGAGAAATTCAAATCGCCAGAAGATATGGCAGCGTCATACTCAGCATTGGAGTCGAAGCTGGGGCAAGGCGAAGAAGCCATTCGCGCACAAGTTCAGCAAGAGATGGAGACTGCTAAATATGCCGAGCGTCCAGAAACATCTGGTGGCTATGAAGTGCCAGAGGGTTTGGATGAGGGCTTGGTTAATGACAATGATCTATTCAAATGGTGGGCAGATCATTCGCATGAGCAGGGCTTTGGTCAGGAAAAGTTTAACGAAGGCATTCAAAAATACATGGAGTTCTATAACTCTATGCAGCCTAACCTTGATGCAGAGCGTGTGCAGCTAGGCGAGAATGCTGAAGCACGCATCGAAGCTGTCGAGTTATGGGCAAACAAGTTCTTTCCTGATGATGTGTCTGATGCTGTGCTGCAGCTTGGTGCTTCAGCTAAAGGTATTGAAGCGTTAGAGCATATCATGCGTAACACAAGTCAGTCACAAATGTCATCTGATGGTCAGCCTGCTCAGTCTCTGGGCGAAGATGAATTGCGATCAATGATGCAAGATCCGCGTTATTGGAACCCAACAAAGAGAGATCCATCATATGTCCGTAAAGTCGAAGAAGGTTTTTCCAAGGTCTACCGCTAAAGACTTTCATCACGATGGTGATGTCCGGATAACCAAAGCAACTCTGGATCATGCTGATTACCTGCAAAATCATCTGAGGCTGACAGATGTGCGGGAGTGCATGATTCATGGTGCAACGCCTTGGCGGGCGTTGCACTACCCTCTCAAACGCAAAGATGCATTAACATGGACTGGTCTTTATAAGGACGAGCCTGTCTGCATGTTTGGTGTTGTGCCTATTAATACTGAAGATGGATTCAAAACAGGATCTATCTGGTTACTTGGCAGTCATTTGATTGATGAGAATTCACGTCAATTTCTGCCCGCTTCTAAAAAGATGCTTGATTACATCGCACAAGATTGGGATGTGCTTGAGAATGTGGTTCCTATTGATCATCAAAAGACGCTTAACTGGTTGAATTGGTTAGACTTTATGTTTGGTGAAGATGTCGTAAAGATTAACGGCTTTGCATGCGTCCGTTTTGTGCGTTGCGCTCCACACATAGAAGTGACATTTGAATAGCATACGGCCTGTTTCTAACTGACAGCCTCGCCATGAGACAACTGGATGACGAGCGAAACGGACAACCGAAGGTGTAAATTTAACTTTTGTAATGAGGACTGAATCAAATGGCGAATACAATTGATATCGCATTTATCAAACAGTTCGAGTCAGAAGTACACTTGGCGTATCAGCGCATGGGTTCCAAGCTACGGAACACTGTTCGTACCGCTGGTAATGTTCGTGGAAGTGTAGTTCGTTTTCAGAAGATTGGCGCAGGCGCGGCAACCACGAAGACTCGTAACGGCAACGTAACTCCAATGGAACTGGTACATACCAACGTAGAAGCCACAATGGCTGACTTCTATGCACCAGAGTACATCGACAAGCTCGATGAACTGAAGGTCAACATCGATGAGCGTCAGGCTGTAGCAACATCTGCTGCCGCTGCTCTTGGTCGCAAGACTGACGAAATCCTCTACACAGCAATGGATGCTGGCGCAAACGCTACACAGATCAGCACAACTGGTACTGCTGTTAGCAAAGCTAACCTGCTTGCATTGTTTGAGACATTCGGCTCTGCCGACATTCCAGAGGACGGTGGACGCTACATTGCAATGCATCCTGCTGCTTATGCAGATCTGTTCAACATCAACGAGTTTGCATCAAGCGACTATGTTGGCGATCAGAACCTACCATTCGCAGGTGGCATGACTATGAAGCAGTTCCTTGGCTTCAAGATCTTCTCAACATCTGCAGTGACTGCTGGTAAGAACATTGCTTACCACACATCTGCAGTAGGTCTTGGCATCAACGCTGATGTCTCAACAGAGATCAATTATGTTCCTGAGAAGGCAGCACATTTGGCAACATCAATGATGTCCATGGGCGCAGTCGTCATCAATGACGCCGGTGTCTATGAGCTTCTTGACAACAACTAAGTAAGGAGGCGGGGGGCATAAGCCCCCCGCTAACTATATGCCATCAGCAGCAAATTCAGATATTGATATCGCAGCACGCGCACTGGTGTTGATTGGGGCTGACCCCATTACATCATTCACAGCCTCGTCTATCGAGGCTCTTGTTGCAAGTAATGTATATGAAGACACAGCGCGTGCAGCATTGTGTGCAAGTCGCTGGCGGTTTTCTACTAATCAAAAGGAATTAAATTTATTGACTGCGCAGCCTACTGGCAGATGGGATAGAGCGCATCAACTGCCTTCAGATACTCTGATGGTTCATGCTGTTACAACTAAT